ACAAAAGTAATATGGCGAAACTGCCGAATCAAATCACCATGCAAAACCACATCCAAATCGTCAGAGAATCACACTATGGCTGCACTAGGTATTACCTAGCTGCTGACCATCACAGCCAAGCGTTTGCTGACGGTCTACGCCAGCTAACTGGACGTAAGTCCATTACTGAATTCGACATCGAAGGTCTGCGTAAGCTAGGCTTTCACGTTCACCTTATCAACGATTCACTCCCACTCAAACACGAACGCTATTCACCTATCTATGCTTAACGAAATCCTAGCCACCTGCAAGCAACTCAATCGTCTACTCAAGGCGAAAGATCCGTACCATGCCGACCTTGTATCGACCCTACTCGACAAGATCGACAAGCAAATCCCATCAGACAACCCACAAGGGGTTGACAAGGATGTTATTATTGAAGCTCTCAACGAAAACGACTAAGGCGAAACAGGGTGCAACTCCCTGTCTGCTGGTAACCTTCCAGCACTGACGAGCCTGTCAGCTTACACATAATCAGATTACACACACTGCATATGAAACAAGACACATACATCGTTAACACTCAACAAAACGTCTGGTCTAACAAGATCACAGACAGCATCAACTCTGTTGAGGACATCGGACTTAACTGGGACGTACAGAAAACACCTATGGTGGCTCTGCTCGAAGGCAAGTATCCGCTGCCTATCGAGTCACACGTATCCATCAATCGCTCTGACTCTAACGAGTCTATCGGAGTGGTTGGCTCTGGCTACGAGCCTATCCAAAACTCTAAGATCTGGGAAGCTATGCACCGATCAATGGAAGGCACTAACCATGAAGTGTGTGGTGGTGGCTACACCCACAACGGTGGAAGAGTGTTCGTACAGACTAAGGTCAAGGACGAAGACTTCACGGTCAACGGTGACGCCTTCGACAACTACGTTACATTCTACAGCTCACACGATGGCAGCTCTGCCTTCGAGTTGTTTGACACTAGTGTCCGTATGATTTGCCAAAACACGTTCCGACTTGCTAAGAAAAACGGAGGCAAAGCTTTTAAGCTTAAGGTACGCCACACGAAGAACGCTTCGGTACGTTTCGAGAACGTCATGCAACATCTCGAAGAGATCTTCGACAATCGTCGGATCGCATACCAAAAGCTTAACCAGTTAACTGGCGAGACGTTGTCCTATCAGGACATGATCGCTTGGGCAACATCGTTCTATAACAAGACCAACAAACTGTCTACTGTCAGTAGTAACAAGGCTCACGAGACTCGCCGACTTGCTCACAGCGGTATAGGCAACAACGGTCGGACATCCTACGACCTGTTCAACGGAGTCACTGAGCTGCTCACTCACGGCGACCGAAACACCTCCAAGGATAGCTCTGCTATCTGGCGTTCGTCGGAGCTAGGTGCTGCTGCGGTGCAAAAAGCTAACGCTTTAGAGCAACTGTCACCTAGCAAACGCTGGCTTCACATTGCCAGAGGTAACGAGCTTATCCGCTTAGGCGAAACTACTTTGTCTGCATAACTGTGTAACCCTAACCGTCCTGAGCATGACACTAAAAGGCTCACCTTTTATTATGAGCGATAAAGATAGAATATTTGCACACAAACAAACGATAGTCGTGCTTAGACATAAGCTCGCTGAGATGCACGATGTAAATGATGAGTTGCGCAAGCAGCTCGCTGAACTGGCACGAACTACAGGCAGTCAACTACCCAAATTTGTCACAAGTTGAGGGGGTAATTTGTGACAAAACTACAGCCGAAATCAACCGAGAGTTAACTTCAACATACAAATATAAAACACATGAAATACGCAATCAAACTACCTAACCGCAAAGGTTATCTCTGTCACGCAGGCACAAACCGTGCCGTCATCTACGACAGCCCTACAGGGTTTCCAATAGCAATGGACATCACATCATCTGGAGGCAAGCGCGTTGCTGTGGAAGGTGAGGTTATGTCCGAGATCTATGCGTACAACTGGTACGACAACAAAATCGACGAGATCGAAGACCCAGTTGAAAGTCTGCTCGAATACAAGGGACACCATCGAGTTCAGGAAGATGCCACTGTGTATATCTGAAGATTCCAAACCGTTGACAAATAATTCAGAATCCAATATGGAAATCTCATGGATAATGCATGTACAGAGGTATATCCATACCTTCACTTTCCTGAAACTTGGTATATACGCCAAGGTGTTGCATATCGCTAGCTAGTCTGGGTCTGACATACTCTGTAACTTTATCATTTGTCACACTAAAAATTTTATCTATATTACACACACACGGAGGGAAGCATGGCAATACGAAGAAGAGGTAAGAGCTGGCAAGCCGATATGCACATAAACGGAAAGCGAGTCCGTAAATTATTCAAAAGTTTAGCAGACGCAGAGGACTTTGAGTCTAACGTACAGCACCGTAGTAAGTTAGGACTTAAAGTAACTCACATACTCAGCACTAAGAATGCGAGTCTAACCCTGAAGGGTCTAACCGATACTGTTTACGAAGCGGTCTGGAAAGACACAGCTAATGGCATAAACGCGCTGCGTAACGTCGAGCTGATACAGCGTATCATTGGTACTAACTTCAAGGTGGATGACATTAACACTATGGTGATTGATGAAATCATTCACGCGATGAAAACCCAAGGCAACAGTAATGGCACTATCAATAACAAGATGTCTGCTCTTATGGTATGCCTGAAGTACGCACACGATAGGGGATGGATACAGAATGTTCCTAAGTTTAAACGTTACAAGGCGTCCGAAGGGAGGCTGCGTTACTTCTCGCACGAAGAGGAGGAGATGATAATTTCTACCAACAAAAGACTAGGGCAAATCGAGTTTGCTGACTTCGTTAAGGTGTTGATTGACACTGGCTTGCGTACTGGTGAGCTGTGCCGTGTCCAATACAAGGACATCGTAAAGGAATCGGGAAGGTGGAAGATGTACGTATGGGCGAGAGGTCACGACTACCGCACTAAGAACGGAGAGATGAGAATCGTTCCACTATCTGATGAGGTCGTGAGTATTTTTACTAATAAGTGGGATAAGCTTGACAGTAATCCTGACCATCCTAAGATATATAACAGTATTACATCTATTGCGCACCGTAATAGTAAAGTATTTAACTACACCAAATCTAACATACGCACACAATGGAACAACGTACGCGACTTACTAGGCTACATGAACGATGAGGAGTTTGTACCTCACCTGTGTAGACACACCTGCGCTACTCGCTTAGTCCAAGCAGGCGTCCCACTACTCGCAGTCAAAGACTGGATGGGACACAAGTCTATACAAGTTACAATGAGGTACGCTAAGTTGGCTCCTGATGCTGTGTTCGATGCTCTCGATACACTAACCAAGAAACGTAAACTCAAAAAATAAATGACTCAATCAAATCAAATGTTCAAACCTGATACTGAAAAGGTTTTGGTCAGAGGTTTAAACGCCATGACCAAAGCCTGTGATGCACTCTCAAATCAAAACGAACAACTTAACAAGGACATCGAAGCTCTCAAGCGTAAGGTTGCTCGTCTACAGGAGAGAGTGCTGGTCAATCAGGGTGAAAAGGAATGAGTGACTTGTGCCTAAAATGTGTCTATACTGCCAACAAAAGGATGGGTGTGTGGTGGAATGGTAGACACGGTAGACTCAAAATCTACTGTCAGCAATGACTTGGAGGTTCAAGTCCTCTCACACCTACCACTCCATCGGATTCAAAATCCGTTGCATAATTTAATATCCGTGACAAATCCGTAGGGTTACCTTCACTTTTTTTTATTAACCATACATAACTCCCACTACTATGCAGACACTTCGTGAGACGTTTCCGTCCCAAAACCGTCCGATTGAGAACGATATGCTCGAAAGTGGTGTTAACCGTTTTCGTTCTAAGATTGATTCAAGTCGGCGAAGGGAGAGCGAATGCGAAACTCCGTATGGTCAACGTCTATTGAAGGCAGCACTTCCTCCTTTGGTCGATGCGTTGGAAGCATGGGAGAAGCAACAAGAGAAAGCACCCATAGCAGGGAACGCTTATTACAAGCTCCAAGAGATTCCAACTAAGACCGCTGCCTTCATTGGACTGAAAAGTATTTTAGATTCTATTACACAGAAACGTACGCTCGCATCCGCAGCTGTACGTGTAGGAGCTTTGATTGAGGATGAGGTACGCTTCGCCCATTTCAGCAACCACCCACAGTGGCAGGGTATACTGAAGGGTGCAAAACGTAGAGAGAGCTATCGTAAGAAACGATACTACCTGATTAAGTCTGAGAAGGGCGAAGCTACCAAAGGCGAAACGGATGAATGGGATAAGTGGGGAACACGTATTAAGCTACACGTAGGTACTGTTATCATTGATTCAATCAGAGCCTCAACTGGGTTGATTGATTACGTCATGATACAGACAGACAAGAGAGGACCAGCTCGTTTTGTTACTGCATCCGACAAGACATCCGAATGGATTGAAGATATGATGAAGGACAACGAATTACTCTGTCCCTTCTGGATGCCGCTGTTAGATTTTCCAAAGCAATGGACAGACAAGTGGTCAGGTGGTTATGACATTGAGTCAGGGCTTCCACCGTTACCGTTCATTAAGACACGAGACAAGACGTTCCTCCGAGAGAACACAGAGAAGATGACTGACGTTATGAACGCAGTGAATCTTCTACAGAATACACCTTGGAAGATTAACCAACGAGTTCTCAACGTACTGCAAGAGACTTGGGAGCAGGGCATTGAAGTAGACGGTATACCTCAGCGTGAGGATGAAGAGCTACCGCCTTTCCCATCAGATGATTGCGATCCGATTGAGAAGAAGATGTGGAAGCGTAGAGCTGCTGCAATCTACGATCACAACGCAGCTACAAAGAGTAGACGCCTCCTTGTACTCAATACCCAGTGGCTGGCTAACAAGTATCGAGACAAGCAGTTCTACCTTCCACACCAGACAGACTTCAGGGGTCGGTGTTATGCAGTGCCTAGCTACGTCAACCACATGGGAGCTGACTTTCAAAAGAGTCTACTGACTTTTGCTAGAGGTGAAAAGATTAAGAACGAATCAGATGTTGAGTGGTTAGCTATTCACGGAGCCAACTGCTACGGAGTTAAGGGTACGTTCAATCAGCGCGTAGATTGGATTGAAGAAAACCGACACAACATTTTTAAGATCGCAAAAGATCCGATGGCTCACGTTGATTTGTGGCGAGAGTGTGATGAGCCTTTTCAGTTTCTTGCTTTCTGTTTTGAGTGGGCTGAGTACATGGCTAAAGGTATTGGATTTGTTACACACCTACCATGTGCGATGGATGCAAGTAACAACGGACTACAGTTGTTAGGTGTTCTCACCAGAGATATGCCTTCCTGCATAGCTACCAACGTAGCACCAAGCAACTACCCTCAAGACATCTACGGTATTGTAGCTAACAAAACGATTGAGTTTCTTAAACAGGATGGTGACTCTGACTACGCTGACAAGTGGTTAGCATATGGCGTAGACAGGTCGGCGTGTAAGAGACCAACGATGACACAGAGTTACGGTTCAACTTTGTATTCATGTCGCCAATACATTAGTGACTGGTACACAGAGACGTCACGAAAGAAGGATGAAGTACCGTTTGATGAGACAGATAAGTTTCAAGCAACCGCTTACCTAGCTGGTAAAGTATGGCAAGGTATCAATGATGTTGTAGGTAAACCAAGAGAGGCGATGGCTTGGCTTCAATCTACAGCACGGATACTAGCCGATGAGGGTAAACCATTTTACTGGGTATCACCAAGTGGATTCCCTTGCCACCAATCTTACATGAAGTGGGAAACTAAATCCATTAAGACAAAGCTCGGCGATAAAGTTATGAGGGTACGTTTCCGTGAGGACACCGATAAGCTGTGCGCCAAACGACAAGCTCAGGGAGCATCCCCTAACTACATTCACTCACTTGATGCTAGTGTTCTTCACACGACAGTTAATCAATCCGCTACCAATTTCAACGTCAGAGATTTTGCGATGGTGCATGACTCAATGGCGACACACACCACTAAGTGCAACGAGCTTGCAGCTACCATACGTGATGTGTTTGTAAAACAATTTACACCAGACTTACTTCAAGAGTTGAAAGACTCTTTAGAAGATGAGCATGGAGTAAACCTTGAGCCTCTTCCAGTGAAGGGGACATTTAACGTTAACGACATATACAAATCGGAGTACATATTCTCATGAATGAAATCATAACTACAGTACTGGGTACAGCGCGTTACCCACACGTAAACAAACCGAACACTACGTTCGATCCTGATGGAGCATACAGTTGTGACATCTTAGTAACTGAAGCAGAAGCTAAAGAGTTTACTGCTAAGGTTGAATCAATCCGCAGCGAAGCACACGAGATGGAGGAGCGTAAGACAGGTAAGAAGATTCGCCTGTGCAAAGAGTTCCCTGTTAAGCAGCTTGAGGACGGGCAGTGGGTAATCCGAAGCAAACAAAAATCTAAGGGTAAGAACACTCGCACCAACGAAGTGTACGAGTTCAAGATTAAACTCTTTGACGCAAAGGGTAAACCTTGTGATGTTGAAGTGGGCGGAGGTTCTCAAGTGAAGATGGCTGTTAAGCCTTACACTTGGTACAGCCCAAGCCTTGGGTTCGGTGTTAGCCTACAACTCAAAGCTCTACAGATTATGGAGCTTGTTGCACCTAGTGCTTCTGGTGCTAGTGCGGACGCCTTCGGATTTACTTCTGAAGAAGAAGGTTTTTCCAGTGGGGGCGAGTCCCTTGAAGCTGTCGTAGCCGATGGAGACTTTTAGATCTGGCTTTGAAAAACGTGTGGCATCCTCTCTTTCGAGAGAGGGTGTCCATTACGCCTACGAGATGGAGTGTATTCGTTTCGTAGAACCAGAGAAGAAGCGCAGGTACACACCTGACTTTTTCTTGGAGAACGGAGTCATCCTTGAGGTCAAGGGTAGACTAACTTCAGCTGACCGTAAGAAGCACGAGTGGATTAAGAAGCAGCATCCTGACATCGACATCCGCTTTGTGTTCCAGCAACCAAGGGGCAAAATCTACAAGGGAAGTAAGACAAGCTATGCGGACTGGGCGGACAAAAACAACATACCTTGGTGTAAAGGACCGAGCATACCAGAAGAATGGACGTATTAAAAACAGTTAACACACACACACATTGCCCTGACTGCGGAAGTAGTGATGCCTTGTGTGAGAATGAAGATGGCAGCACCAAGTGTTTTAGCTGTGGCATTTTCAAACCTAACAACAAAACACAACCAACAAACACACACACGGAAACCATGACAACAGTACAGGGAGACTACCAAGACTTAGTTAAACGAAACATACCTCAATCTATCTGTAAGAAGTACGGATACACTGTAGGAGAAAACAGATCCAAGCCTTGTCAGATTGCTAACTACAAAGACAGCACTGGTAAACTAGTAGGACAGAAGCTACGCTATTCAGATAAATCTTTCGAGACAGTGGGAACGGTGCGCACCTTATTTGGTATGCACCTGTTTGGTAAAGGTAAACGCATCACCATCACAGAGGGAGAGATAGATGCGATGAGTGTGTCCACCGCCTTCAATGGTAAGTGGGCAGTAGTCAGTGTTCCTTCTGGAGCGCAGTCGGCTATGTCCGCAATCAAACACAACCTTGAGTACCTTAATAACTTTGATGAGATCGTTCTGATGTTTGATATGGATGAGGTAGGCATCGCAGCTTCCAAGAAGTGCGCAGCTATCCTTCCAGTAGGTAAGGCATTCATCGCTAACCTTCCAGCTAAAGATCCGAACGAGTTGCTGATGGAGAATAGAGGAAGTGAAATCATTCAGTCGTTCTGGGATGCTACGCAGTACAGACCTGATGGCATCGTAGCTGGTGAGGATATGTGGGACATTGTCAGCAAGACTGAGATTGTAGACAGTGCTTCCTATCCGTTCGATGGGCTGAACCGAATCACAAGAGGACTACGTGTTGGAGAGATTGCTACGTTCTGCGCTGGCAGTGGTGTTGGTAAGTCAGCCGTGTGTCGTGAGATTGCGTACCACCTAATCAAGAACAACGAGAAGGTTGGGTACATAGCCTTAGAGGAAAGCATCAAGCGATCGGCTCAAGGTATTATGGGTCTGGCTATTAATAAGACTCTGCACCTTGGCACTGAAGTGAAAGAGGATGAATTAAAGAAAGCCTTCGATGCCACAATCGGTAGCGGAAACTTTGTTACCTATGACCATTGGGGTTCGATTGAATCCGACAACCTAATCAACCGCATCCGCTACATGAACAAAGGTCTTGGATGTAAGTGGATATTCCTTGATCACGTATCGATTGTTGTGTCTGGTCAGGACGGAGACGAACGAAAGATGTTGGACATTCTTATGACTAAGCTGCGCTCTCTTGTTGAAGAGGTTGGTGTAGGAATGATTCTAGTTTCACACCTTAAGAGACCAGAAGGCAGAGGCTTTGAAGAAGGAAGAGAGACAACTCTTGGACACCTCAGAGGTTCAGCTGGACTTGGTCAGCTAAGTGATATGGTTATCGGACTGGAGAGAAATCAACAGGACGAAGAAGTTAAGAACGAAACAACCATTCGCATTCTCAAGAACAGATTTAGCGGAGAGACAGGCGTAGCTTGTACTCTAGAATACAACAACAACACAGGAAGATTACATGAACAAAATACTTATTTCGAAAGTAACAGCGATGGCAATATGGTTGATCCTAATCTTTTGCCTGTCGAACCTGCTAGCCAAAGCACACCACACGGAGGAAAAAATGGACCATTCTAAACCAACAGAGACTGAGATAAATATGCTTCTCTCAGCCATCATGAAGGTGGAGACTGGAGGAGAACCTAACCCAACCTATGCGGTGGGAAGATACCAAGAGATCGGTCCATTCCAAATCACACACGCTTACTTTGAGGACTCAGGTATCAAAGGTACATGGACAGAGAACTGTCTGTACGTTGACCGTTCCGTTCTAGTTATGCGAGCATACTGGAATAGATATGCAAAGCTACACACCTTGGAAGAGTATGCGAGACTGCATAACGGTGGTCCTAATGGCATGAAGAATATTAACACGCTGGATTACTGGCGCAAAGTTAAGAAAGAAATGGAGGCAGGACGATGAGACGCGCATACTTTGATATAGAAACAACAGCGGTAGACAACTGGTCTACGCTTGAGGGTATGGACAAGATCCATTGTATCTCTGTTTTATCTGAAGACGACAACAAGTGTTTGTCCTTTAGTGGAGACAGTATCAAGCAAGGAATAGACTACCTTGTTGGACATGACCAAGTAGTAGGACATAACGTTTTAGGTTTTGATATACCTGCTATTAAGAAGCTGTATCCTGATACAAAGTTTCCTGCTGTACACGACACGTTGGTCATAGCTTCAGCAATCCATTCAGACGTACGCGCTACCGACTTACAAAAGCCACAATTCCCAAGAGAGTTAATAGGCAGACAGTCGCTGAAAGCTTGGGGTGTTCGCCTTGGTGTTCTGAAGGGAGACTTCGGCGACACAACAGACTGGACTACGTGTAATCCTGAAATGATTCAGTACTGCGAGCAGGACGTAGCAGTTACGTTCACACTCTACAAACACCTGATGTCGATGGCGCCATCAGATACTATGCTTAAGATTGAGCATAAGTTTGCGGAGCTTATGAAGATGCAGGAAGTACACGGCTGGAAGTTTGACACGGAAGGCTGTCGCAAGCTGACCAAAGAAATAATGCAAAGACGTGCTGACCTTGAGAAGCAACTGCAAGAGGCGTTCCCACCTAAAGAGATTCCTACTAAAACACCAGTTTGGAAAACTGATGAT